CAGTGCCTTGGATGGTATGCCGACCCAGGAAGCTGCAATCTGAGAGTTGTTCTCCAGACGCAGAATGTTGATGGATCTTCATACCAAAACTTCTGGACTAACTCCTGCACTGCTGGTGCGACTGAAATTCTTAAAACAAGCCTAACAGTTCCTGCTGGGCATGTGAAAATTATTGTGATGCTGGCCATTGATGCAGGCACGACAGGTGCCGGCTATTTCAACCGCTTCTACCTCCGCCGCATGGCTGACGCCTCAATGATCGTGGACGGCACGCTCCAGGCCCTCGTGGCGCGGGTGCCGCTGCTCTACTCGCTGGACATGCGGAGCGGCTCGGACGCGAGCGGATACACGGCGGGCACGGCGATCCACGCCCCCATCGGGTTCAGGATCAGCGCGAATGGATTCCCTTCGACCGCGATTGGTGGCAAAACATTCACCGCGCTAATGGAACTCGGCTATGGTGTCAATCTCGCAGGCTATGAATTGTCTGCCCTTACCGCCCGTTCCATGAGCGCCATCGGTGACAATGGGCAGCCCGGCACATCCTTCCGGTGCTTCTACCGTGGCAGTAACGACCCTGGTACCAATGGCGGACGCCCCAACATCTCTCGGCTCACCGTCGCGCCAACGCTCTACCAGACGGACAGCCCCTACACGGGGCGTCTTGATCTCAAGCTGGCACCAAGTTCATACACGGATAATCTGGACGGACTCTCATACGCCAAGATCGAGCTGTTCAGCCAGTCCGTCGCTGGCACAACGGCCACGCTGACCGCACAGGGTGTCTACTACTGCCCACTGCCGGATCGAATCTACTACAACCCTACGAGTGATTCGGACGCTGGGAATGCGTCCTATGCCACACAGGTTATTGCCGAGTCCGCGCTGCCGGGAGCCCCGGCGTGCAAGGTCACGCTCTACGGCGTGGCTGGGTCTAGCGATACCCACTGCTTCTACGCGGCGTCCGGGTGGACTATTGGGACCGCGCTCACGGACAACGGTACGGCTTGGCCATCAGGTATCACGGGGTCAACGGGTGGCGGAACTGGAGGCGGAACTGGAGGCGGGGGTGCCTGTCCTGCTCCTGATGTGCCCCTGCTCATGGCCGATGGCACCGAGAGGCCTGCTGGCGCTATCCGTATTGGCGACCGTGTTGTAGCCTGGGACGAAGACGCAGGGTGCGAATGCGCGGAGGAAGTCACGGGCGCAGTTATGAGCACAAACCACCGATGGCTGCTTGTTCTTTCCAACGGGCGCACGGGCAGGTTCGCCGCCAATCACCGATTCCTGCGCAGCGATGGCCACTGGCAAGAACTACAGCACCTAGTCCCCGGCGATGTGCTAACGAACGGCCTAGTTGTAGAATCCGCACGGGCCGACGCTTACGGGCCTGTCGTCAAGATCACCGTCAACCGCGTCCACACTTACATCACGCTGGGCGTGGTATCTCACAATGTGAAGCCACAATAGCTATAGGAGCCACCATGGCCGACACCCTCCAAACCCTCGCCCTTCTCAATGGAAAGGAGGCTGCGCTCATCCAGGCCAAGCACCTGGTGGATCAGGCTGGCCTTGCCATCGCACAACTCCAAGCGGCCAACTACGCGGAGAAGGCACCCATCGTTGCCTCGCTCCAGGGCACGCCTACCATCGGCATCAAGTCGCAACTCACCGTCGAGGCCGAGGCCGAGCGGCTGGTGGGCATCGGCGCCATGATTGACGCAATCAAGGCCAACCCCGCCATTGACCCCACGGCAACCGAAGCGGCCTGGGTTGCGGCAGTCGCGGCCTTCGCCACGAACCCGGCCATTGAGAATCCCGTGGGCGTGGTCGCGGCCATCATGCGGATCATCAATGCCCCTGACTGGGCCTCGTTCAAGTCCATCATCGTGACCGGGGTCAAGGCTGACTTGATCGCGGCGGTGTCCTGATGATTATCCCCCGCTGTGGGCTCGGGAGTGCTGCCCCAGATTATTAAGTTTAATCTGAATCTTGCGGCGCACCTGGTTTGCGCTACAATAGCTCATGCGCGTGGTGTATAAGGGGGCCTTCATGCTCTATCAGCCTATTACTGAGCTTATTCGTGCCGACAAAGTTGGCCCGACACTTGTTTCTGAGACTAATCGTATCCTATCTGATCAAATTGTTCTGTCTGTCATCGGCTTTATCATTGTCAGTCTTCTTTCTATTGTAGTTTGGTTTCTTGTCAGGGAACTTACTAAGAAGGATAAGATTGCTGAGGATCTAAGCCGGTTTGAAGATAAGATCACAGACGATATCCGTCATGTTACCGAGAACTTTACGGTTGAACTTCGCAACATGGCAGATCGTAGCACCACGTCTTTGGAGTCGCTGAATAAAGCGATCTCACAGCTTGCTTTGGCAATGACCGAGCAGCGCGTGTGGATGTCCGAGCACTATGTTTCAAAGTCAGACTACAAAGAAGGCGTAGAAATCATCCACGGGCGCATTACCAAGACTGCGGCGAAACTGGAGGACCTTACAGTCTGCCCCCGCAAGGATTGTCCAGTAACTGGTGGAGATCCAAGATCTATCCAGCAATGACGCTGGCCCTTCATAGGAGAAAGATTATGGATGCCCTTGAGCTGTTCCTACAACGATGCCCGACGAAAGATAAAACCACGCTCGGAGAACTGAGCGTCAACGGCGATCACTTCTGTTTCACACTGGAAGACGCGGTCCGGGTAGATGATCCGGCTACCCCAGTCAACGAGGGAGCCAAGGTGTATGGAGAAACTGCCATCCCAGCCGGAACCTACGAACTGGCAATCACCTTTAGCCCGAAGTTCCAGAAAGACATGATCTTGGTGAAGGATGTCGAAGGCTTCACAGGTATTCGCATCCATAGCGGGAATGACATCGATGACACGACTGGCTGTATTCTTGTGGGGTCAACTGTAGACTCAACTACCAGGATCCATGGTGGTTCCACAATGCTGCCGCTACTGTTCGCGCGTATCCATGCTGCTATTGCAGATGGCCAGAAGGTCATCCTTAGCATCGCCAATGCAGCACCCACCACGGCCCCACAGCCTCATCCAACCAACGCAGAACAAGCCTAATAAGGAGCGAGGATGGCTAATGTATGGGATACTATCAAGCCCTTCGTAGGAAAATTCGCGCCAATGCTCGGAGCCGCCGTGGGAGGACCATTCGGGGCTGCGGCGGGTGCGATAATCGGGAATGCCCTTGGCATCAAGGACGCGAAGCCGGAGGACATCAAGGCGGCTATCGCGAGTGGGACGCTGACTGGAGATCAGATCGTTGCCCTCAAACTTGCGGAACAGGAATTTGCGAAACAGATGGCCGAGCTGGATATCAACTCAGTGAGGGATCTGGAGGAACTGGCGGTGAAGGACAGGGATTCCGCTCGGAATATGAAGATCCAGACCGGGGGCAGGACTACGGATTATCTGGCCTACTTTGCTCTCACAGTGTGGACGACAATGAACGGATTTCTTTTATACATGGCCTTCAACGGGAAAAGTCTTCCCACTGATATGAGCCCGATCATCATGCGTGTGCTCGGGACCATGGACGCGCTGCTCGGCGTAGCATTCTCGTTCTTCTTCGGGACTACTGCCAATTCCGACAGGAAAGATGAAATGATCCATAACAGCACTCCAATTAAATAACCCCTGGCCAGACTCCCCCGATAGCCTATAATGGTGGGAGGGTCTGCGCGGCCCCACACTTAGGAGCAGTCATGACCCTTGTTATTCCGAACGTCGGCGAAGCCCTGATGATGGACAACGCTCTCAAGAACGCAAGTCCTGAGGCCCTTACCCTAAAACTCTACTCGAATAACTACGATGCTATCAACTCTAGCACTGCGGGTTCGTTCACAGAATGCACTGGGGCAGGCTACGCCTCAAAGACATTGACTAGAGCTGGGTGGAATGCGTCCGTTGCCGGGTCTCCTACCACCAGCACTTACGGAACTGCCCAGGTCTTCTCTTGGACTGGTGCGATCACAGTGGTCGGGTATTTCCTAGTGGGGGCTTCGTCAGGGACCCTCTACTGGGCTGAGCGTCTCTATGCAGGCGCGGGCCAGACCTTTGCCAATAGTGACTCTTTGACAGTCACCCCAAAGATCACCTACGCCTCTGTGTCCAACGATTAAGTGAGGTAGCACCATGGCCAACAAGGGCACAGCCGTCATCGACTTCGGTGCCTTCCCTGGCTCCAACGAGGCTTCTGTTGTCATCACTGGGGAGGGTTCTATTGTCGATGGGTCAGAGACGGATGCGTGGATTGTCGCGAAGCCCACAGCAGACCATACATTAAACGACCACGCTTATGCTGCGGCCATGATTGGGGTGACTACCGGGGCTCTAGTTGCCAGCACAGGTTTCACGATTTACGGACGCTGCACTGAAAAGATGCAAGGCACCTTCAACCTTCAATGGGCTTGGGCTTAGGAGAAAAAGATGGCTTTAGATGTTCTGATTACCGGCGCAAATCTGGATGCGTCTGGCAACCTCAAAGTTGCGCTACCTCAATCCGAAGACACTATTGGTCCGGTTTCTATCCATACAGAGAACGATGATGGGGCGGTAACTGGCACAAAATTTTACATGGAGCCAGAAACAAGCCCCGACTACAAATTGAGAGTCGGCACAGACACGCTGCTGTTCAACGATTCATTCAATACCACGGCTCAGAATACCGGACTGTGGAAAACGGTGCTCGCCAGTATGACTGCGACCGAGGGCTCTGGTTCACTACTGCTCAATGCCAACTCAACCTCCGCAGCCAGTAGCGGTGTCGCCATTTCTTCCTGGAGGCATTTCCCGCTGATCCAGACCACACCAACCTATGTTGAGTTCAGTGGCTACCCCACCGTGGCTCCGCTGGCGAATCAGATCGTGGAGTTCGGTCTTTTTGTGCCCACCACGGGCATCGTCGCCCCCGTTGAGGGCGCGTTCTTCCGCTACTCTAGTGCAGGACTTTTCGGGGTCATCAACTACAACGGTGTGGAAACCCAGGTAGACTGCCTGACCCCCACCCTGACTCCCGGATCGCAGGCGTCTTTCACCATAACTATCGGAGAGAATCGGGTCCGATTCTGGCGCGGCGGCTACGGCACAGGCGATCAACTGATCGGGACCATCGAAGTTCCTGCCGCTAACGGCACCCCTTTCCTCAGCTACGCGCTGCCGCTTGCGATGCAGTTCCGCAACGCGGCCCTAGTTTCGGGCTCTCCGCAGATGCAATGGAAAATATGCAATGTTTCCGTTGGTCTGGCAGATTGGGCCACCAGCAAGCCCTGGGGTCATCAGATGTGCGGCATGGGCCTGAACGCTGCCCAGGGCCAGAACGGGCACACCTCCTTGATTTCCACCGCTGTCGCAGCCACAGCGGCCCCTGCCGCTGCCGCTGCTCTAGTTGCCGCGTCTGCCGCTGCGCAGTTCACTGGCCTGGGTGGAATCTTCCGAGTTCTGCCCACACTCACGGCAAACACCGAGGGCCTGCTCTGCAACTACGTCAACCCGGTGGGCGGAATCAACGCCACCCCTCGGACGCTCTACATTACCGGAGTAAAGCTCTACTCGATGGTGGAAGTGGCCCTGACTGGTGGCCCGCTGATCAATGTCTACCAGCTTCTCTACGGAGCCAGCGCCGATACTCTTGTGACTGCGGCTGACTCGGCTTCATTTGCCTCGGCCACTGTCAAGTGCCATCGCCGTATCCCGCTGGGCATCGAGGTCTATCAGGCGGCGGCGGCTCTTGGCGCGATGGCAAACCCCGCAGGACTCTCGCTTGATCTGAGTTCCGCCCCCATTGTGATCAACCCCGGAGAGCGTGTCGCCATCGGCCTTCGCAACCAAGGCACCGTCACCACGGCGGGCAATTTGCTCATCACTGTCGCTTTCACAGGTTATTGGGAGTAGATGCCCAGTCTGGAGTAAGTCATGGGCCTCTTACTCGCACTGCAAACACCCACTGGTATCGCTGACTCCTTCACAGGAACAGGTGGTGCCAGCGGGTCTGGAGCTGCAACTGTAATCACGACCGTTGCTAGGAATGACTCGTTCACTGGATCTGGCGGAGCAGTTGGAACGGGCCTAGCAACTTTTTCAAAGGCTATGTCCCCTGACTCTGTCGGAGGTGCGGCTGGTTCTGGTGCCGGGTCATATCAGATCTCCTTAGTCACCACTGCTCTTGGCGGCGCAGTGGGCACGGGCGCTGCTCTAAAGGGCGAAGTACGAGTTGGACTGGGGGGTGCGCTTGGCGCGGGTCTGGCGACAGCGGCCATAGCACTCTTTTCCATTATCAGCGGCGGCGGCTTGGGTTCTGGCTCTGCAACGGTATCGCAGATCTCAGCGCTTAATGATGTATTTGTCGGAGTGGGTGGGGCAAGTGGCTCAGGAGCCGGCACTGCTTCCATAAGTATGGCCCCTGGGAGCCTTGGCGGGGCGCTGGCAGGCGGTAGCGCCCAAGCTAACCTTGCGCTATCCACGAGTGCCTCTGGCGGTGGTATGGGCAGCGGGCTTGCCCCTGCTACGCTGGCCCTGGCCCCCACGGTCTCAGGAGGCGGAGTAGGATCTGGCTCGGCAGTCTATTCTATGTCGTTACAGCCATTCGCAGCTGGTGGCTCGCTCGGATCTGGTTCTGCCGTCTACTCAGTAGCAATGTCTCCCGTCATCTCAGGCGGAGGTTCTGGAGCAGGCTCCGCTGTTTACTCAATATCGCTGGCCCCTACGACCTCAGGAGGCGGAGTAGGATCTGGCGCAGCAACGGTCTCGCAGACCTCATCGCTCAACGACTCGTTCATAGGCTCAGGCGGAGCAAGTGGCTCTGGCTCGGCAGTCTATTCTATGTCGTTGGCCACGACAGCGTCGGGCGGGGCCACAGCGTCTGGATCAGCGATCTTCGGCAGGCTTATGGCCCCGCCCCTGAGTGGGGGAGCTGTCGGGAATGGAGCAGCGTCGTTCTCAAAGGCGCTGGCTCCTTCAGTAGTTGGCGGAGCTTGTGGGAGCGGCGCTGCTCTTAATCAGATTGCGCTGTCGCCAGCAGCACAAGGCGGGGCGACCGGAGCAGGCGCAGCGGACCGGTTCTATACGACTAGTTTTCATGATTCAACAAGAACAGTTACCGTAGAGGCGGAGAACCGTAGTATCATGGTGCCAGCGGATATCAGGGTCACACCCGTAGAGTCTGAAGTTAGGCGTGTCTATGTCCCATACGAAAATAGGAGACTGTCATGAGCTTTACCGGAACCTGGAATGGCTCTATGCCCAGCATCACAAAAGATCCTTCCGAGAATTTGGATTACACGGTTGACTGGAGCCTGTACCTTGAATCCGGCGTGGACACCATCGCTTCTGTGGCGTGGTCTGCCACCCCAGTCGGATTGACGCTGGGCGCGAACTCCAAGGGAGCCACGGATGCAACGACTTGGATCTCGGGCGGAACAGCGGGCGTAACATACTTTGTCACATGCCAGATTACGACAGCAGGGGGGCGCGTAACAGAGCGCACCTTTGCCGTGGTCTGCCAGAACAGGTAGCTTCTGGCTGTACAAGAAGCCCCACGAAGTAGGCTTAAATGGGCCTACCCGTGGGGCTTAAAGTTTACTTCGAGGCCGCAGAACGGCTTGTTTATGGAGCCAAAAG